ATGGTGGCCTGGTCAAAGCCCAATCGGCGACCGAGAGCGATGGCTTTTTGCGAGTCCAAGCCAGCAAATGCGTCGGCAAGCTGGGGCAGAAAGTCCATGGCGGACTTACCCTTGTTTGCGGCGTTCTCCAGATCAATCCCCAGCTCTTTGAGGAATGGGGCTGCGCGACTCTTGCCCGTCACTTCGAGCTGACCAAGCATTGAGTTGAGGCCATCAAGCGAAGCTGCGAACGTGTCCGCGCTCCCGCCGTTTTTCTTGACAAGATCGCCCCAAGCGCTCAGATCTTCGATGCCGACATTTAGCCGGGCAGCGCTCTCGTTCAGGTGGTCCGCAGCTTCGGTGGCCTCCATCACGGCACTCGTGAGCACCGAGACTGAGGCGGCGGCGATCACTGCGGCGGCGGCTTGCGCCAGGCCCTTGGCCAGCGATGTTGCCAGCAACCGTGTCGGTCACCTTGAGCTCGTCGGTCAGCTTGTCGGCTTTGCGCTCGGACTCACTCAGACCCTTGTCCAGCTTGGACGCGTCGGACTCGAAGAGGATGTAAAAGGTGTCCAGGATGCTCACGGCTTGGCCTTCTTTGCGTGCTCAACGGCGAGGTGTTCATTCCATCGGGTGACCATGACAATCTCCCACAAGTTGAACGCGTCTTCCAGCGTGTAGACCGTGCGCAGCTCGTTCAGCGTGGCTTGCCCTGCGCCGACAATTGCGCCGATAAATCCGTCAATGTTTTGGAAATCAACGCTTGGGCCTGTCGGGCGATAGCCTCGAAGAAACTTGAGGCTTTCCCGTTCCCGAAAAAACTGCAGTTGTATTCCATCATGGCCATCTCGACGCGAGCCAAGGTCTCCCAGCTCTTGAAATGGCTGTTGACCAAGGCCTGCGTGGTGAGCTGCAATGGTTCGGCCCCTTCGCGCGGCACGCCCACGAACGCCATGAGCTCCAGCATTGTTGCCTCGTTGACCTCGTAGTCGCCCAGCTTGGGCACGGCCGACAGAGGGTACTTGGCAACGATGCGACGGCCCGCCACGGCGGGGAACTTCGACAGCACGAACGTCGACTGCGAGCCGTCCGGGTTGTCGAATGTCTGTTCTTTGGGTTCGAGCAGTGGCATGGTTTACGACCGGTTGACGTTCTCAAACGCGAAGGTGTAGGTCTTGGACTTCAGGCGGCCGGAGCTTGCAGCACCGGAGGCCACAGCGCCGTCGGTGATGGCGCCCTGCGTGAAATTGACCGTCAGGCCGTCAGGGTAGACCACGCTGATGTCGAGCACGTCGCGGGCGCCGGTCTTGCCCTTGCCCACGCGGTTGGCTTCGAGCAGCACTGCCAGGTTGACGTCGTCCTCGCTGTTGGGGACCACTGAGAGCGTCAGGCCGATGGGGTTTGCCTTGCTCCAAGTGATCAGATCACCGTTGACGCCCATGGCCTTGTCGCGCACTTGCTGCGCGGGGGTGTCGAATGGGTCCGCGTCATCGGCCCATTGCGACAGGTCCAACCCGCCGGGGAAGGTCTCGGATGCCGTCAGGGAGACCCGCAGGCCGAAGACGCTGATGTCGTTGCTCATGTGTGTGCTCCTTGTGGGCTTAGATCAGAACGTGCGAGCCTTCGACCTTGCGGATGGCGTCGTCCTTCGAGTAGATCAGGGTGTAGACGGCCTTCCACTCGGTGCGGCTGTCGGTGGTCACGTAGGACTGCAACGTCACATCCAGCCAGTAGCCCAGGCGGGCCACTTGCTGCCACGCCAGCGGGTCGCCGGTCATGTTGGTGATGTAGAGCTTTTGCACCTGGCTCAGAGGCTTGCCGATGCTGATCGTACCGTTGAACACAGCTTGCTCAATCACCGCGCCAAGCGTGGAGGTCAGAGCGGCACGGCCCGAAGCATTGGCAGGCACCCGCGAGGACGACAGCAACAGGCTCATGATCTGAGCGCCGGCCGCATCCTTGAGCCACATCTCATTGGCGTAGACGTTCAGATCGACAGGATCAGTGGCCAGGCCCATCATCACGCCGCGCTGATAGAAGTCGATGTACTGGCCAGCGGTCTGCGTGCGCCCGTAGTAGTTGGTTCGAGCGTGGTCGCAGTAGGGTCGTCCAGCACCGAGGGCGTGAGCGTGAACTGCTGGAACATGTAGTTCTGGACGCTGTTGCGGCGACTGTAGTCGGTAGCGGCCAGCACGGAGGCGGGCGCCAGCTCGGGGAACTCAGTAGCCAGGGGTGCGAGGGTGGTGGCCACGCCGCTGAATCCCTGCAATGCGGCGTAGTAGGCGGCGGCAGTGCCGACGGTCACGGGCACGCTGTAGATGAACTTGACGTTGTACGTGTCATTCTGTGCGGCCACGGCGGCCACCTGCACGTCAGTGAGTGCCGAGGTGAACGCGAAAGTGCCGAAATTGTCCGACAGGCCCACTGATGCAGTGAAGGCGTCCACGGGTTCCTGAGCGGCGACACCAGGTGAGAACACGCCCGATGCGTCCCACCCGAGCAACGCCGCCACGGGCACGCCAGCGGACGCAGCAGTCACCGCGATGGGTGCGGCCCCGACAGCACCGCCCACCAGCTCGAAGCGGTTCGCGGTGGCGTTGTAGGTGATGGTGGCACCGGTCCAATCCGCACCGCCCGCAGTGATCGCACGGATGGCCGTTTGCAGCACCGTGGCGATGTTCGAGAGCGTGGTGGCGCTGGTGAAGTTCAGGCCCGTCACGTCGGACGTGTAGGCGCCCAGGGTGAGGCGCAGCGAGCCGGTGGTGATCGCCGTGAAGCTGCCCACCAGGTAGGTCCGTGAGGCGCCGTAGATGCGGGCGGCCGACGCCACGTCAGCCCAGCGCGAGAAGCTGATCTTCTTGGGCGACGTGATGAGCTTGGAGATGAACCCGAAGTAGAACAAGGTCCGCAGGTATTCCGCGCTGCCCGTGCCGAAGTAGGTCTTGGCGTCGTCTGCGCTGGTCATCTCCACCACGGAGCCCGCAGGCACGCGGGGGGACGTGGTGAACAGTCGCAGGATCAGGTCACGCATGCGGACGCCAGCGCCACCGCCGACCCCCGACGTGATGTCCACATAACGCTTGAAGCTGATTGCCATGATTGCCCCTTGTCAGACCCGGCCGATGTTGATTTCCAAAGCGACGACCCCCGGAACGGCCGCCACGGTGTCGCGCTTGTGGCTTAACACGATGTCAAATGAGGGCACGGCCGCGAACTGGTCCCGGTCGTCCACGATGTACGGATTGCGCACGTCAGTCGCTGCACCCCGACCCCTGCGGCACGAAACGCCGCGATGATCCCGTCGCTTTGGATGATACCCGAAACGATGTTGAGAATGTCCGATGGCGAAAGCTCGGCGGGTTGCGGCACGGTGGCCTCAAATTGCCATGTGCTCTCATAGACCTGCCGCTCGGTGTGCACAAAGGTCTCGCCATTCCAGATGTCAAGCCGCGCCGGTGAGCCGTAGCGCCGGTCAAACAGCTTTGTGAAGTAGACAGCGGCCCCCGTGGGCGTGCCCTGTTGCGTAGGCTGATTGCTGCGCACCAGCTCGACGCCCTGAGGCATGAGCGGCCCCAGCGCGGACGTGATGAGGCGGGCGATGTCTTTGTCGTTCATGGCGCGGGCACCTCGACACACAAGATCTTGCGCCAGCCATCCTGCACTGACCAGTTCATGTCTGACTCGGCAATCCACCACCGGCCGCCGAACTCCAGCATGTCGCCCGATCGGTCCCGCGAGGTGGGGAGCACGTCCGCCGATGTGTAGAGCTGCGCGTAATTCTTGGCCAGGTTGAGGCCCATGTCCTGATAGAGCTTTTTGTTGACCGCCTGCATGCTCCCCTCGATGTCCACGGGCTCAGCGTAGGCGACCACGTACTCGCCCGCGTCGTCAATCGTGCGCCCCGTCCATGCGTGATGCGTGAGCGTCTGGGGCTGGATGACCGAGAGCGCCATGCCGAGCAGGTTGGAGCCGGGGACCATCATTTTTTCGTGACCTGCGAAGTGAGGGTGGCGAGCATGTATCCAGTGTCAACCAGCGGCTTTGTTGACACGCCAGATACGTCGGGCGGCCCGTTGTCGAGCTTCGCTGCGAGCTGGCCGATGAGCTTTCCGCCCATTTTCATCTCTTGAGTTGGCCCATAGGCCATCTGTTTCTTTCTGTTTTTTGCAAAATCTTTTCGATATTTGCGAGCAAGCAGAGTGATGATCGACAGAGGTGGGGTGCGAATCTTGCTGATCTTTGATCGCACGTTGCCCTCTGCGGTTTGCGCGAGAGCTTCAGCAAGCGAGTCGGGACGCATTTCCCCAAGCATCACCTTTTTTGAGATTCGCTTCGCAAGTTGAGCCCACGCGGTTTGCTTTTCCTCAGCGGTCGATCTCATGAACGGCCTGGCAGGAATGCTCTTTTTTGCTGACCCGAACTC